CCATCAAGCACTTGGTACAAGCCTAATCGCTTAACACCATGAAGGTACTCTTCAAAGAGACCATCGTCGGGGACGGCTTCGCCCACTACGCAGGTAGTGAGGCGGAGCTACCCTCTGACGAGGCAGCCCAATGGATCGCAGCAGGATTCGCCGAGCCTATCGCCGAGCCTGCTTCCGCGACAAAGAAAACATCAAGCTCTAAAGCCAAGAAAGAAACCCGATGAGCATTTCAGTCATCACACCCGCGACAAGCGAGCCGCTAACTACCGCAGAGGTCAAGAGCTTCCTGCGTGTTGATTCTTCGGACGAGGACACCCTCATCGGTGTGCTCATCACGGCTGCGCGCTCTATGGCCGAAGCCTACACTCGTCGCATTCTGATGACTACGACCATCGAGGAGTTCTACGATGTTTTCCCGAACTACCGCAACCCAGAAGACAAGGACATCATATTCTTGAGCCGTGGCCCAATCCAGAGCGTTACGAGTGTCAAATATGTGGACGGCGCAGGCGACGAGCAGACAATCAGCTCTGCGAACTACGCCACCGACTTGGTTAGCGAACCCAGCCGAATCGTCAGCAATAACGGATGGTATGCCACAAAGGACACCGTCAACGCTGTCATCGTGCGATATGTATGCGGCTATTCATCCTCTTCGGATGTTCCCGCACCTATTCGGCAGGCCATGCTTTTAATGATTGCCGAAATGTATGAAAAGCGGCAAGATAGCGTCAAGCGTCTACCAACCGCCGCCGAGTATTTGATGAACCCCTACCGCGTCTGGACTTTCTGATGAGCTTATTCCCCATCAATGACCTCGGTGAATTAGACCGCCGCATCACTATCCTCACAGCATACACTCAGACCGACGCTTATGGTCAAGAGGTACGCACGATGGGGCAGGATGCTTTTGTTGATGAATATGGCGAACGGGTAGTATCAGACGGAGGTACAACAGAAGGCACGGCCTGCGTGGTCGATGCCATTGACTCCCTGCCTGGAGTCATCACTCAAGTGTGGGCGAAGGTCGACTACATGAAGGGCACAGAGAAAGAAGAGAGCGACCGCCTCGGCTCTGTCAAGCGTGTAGACTTCGGCATTCGTTACAACAGCGCCATCAATGAAAAGATGCAGGTCTCATGGGATGGCGATATTTTTGAAGTCGAGGCAATCTTGCCCGTCGGACGCAAGCAATTCATGCACCTAATCACGAGACTCGTAGACTGATGGCTATTACTATTCAAATAGATGGGATGGAAAAGGCCGTGCAGAAGCTGCAGGAGTTGCGTCAGATAGACAAGAAGTCCTATCGACAAATCAAAGCACGCATCAAGAAGGCGGCCAAGCCAATGGAGAAAGCCATCAAAGAGGCGATTCAAAACGGCCGCAATCGCAGCGAGTTCTCTCGACTATTAAGGAAGGGTAAAGACCGCAGCACAGGGCTCAACAAGTTCCTCAATGTGACCTACCGACCAGGAAACCTCAAGCGATCCATCGACACCATAATGACCACACGCGGACGCTCGCTTGTAGTCAATGTGGGCGCTCGCTTCGGCAGCAAAGCAAAGGCAAACGCCGACGGCTACTATGCTGCAATGGTTAACTTCGGAACCAATCGCGGAGGAACCAAAGGGCTCAACAGAGCCGCCAAACGCAGAGGCGGTCAGACCTCACCCATCAAGGACAAGCGCAATGTCAACTATGTAGACAGAGGCTTCGACATGGGTAAGGAGCAGACCATCAACGCCTTGACCAAAGAAATCAAGACCATCCTCGAGACCTCAATCACTAAGCTCGGCATCTGATGAAAGCAGGCAAGGCAATCTACGGCATCCTCAGCACCAACGCTGGAGTGAAGGCAATCTGCTCCACGCGCATCTTTCCAGATGTTGCGGCGCAAGGTAGCCCCTTTCCTTTTGTGGTGTACAACATCACACGACTCGCAGCGAGCGACACAAAGAGCGGCGTGAGCACGCTCGACGAGGAACGCTATGACATCAACTGCGTGAGCAGCCTATACTCCGAAGCCATTGCTTTGAGTGAGGCCGTTCGCGGTGCCCTTGACCGCTACTCTGGTATCGTCAATGGGGTAAATGTGCAGAGCATTCAGTTCACCGATTTTGAAACCAACTTCGACGATGACAACGAAGTCTATGTTGCTGTCGTTGAGGTAGTAATACGAGTACAACGATGAAGATCACTCTATTGAAAAGACTGGCCGTTGAAGGTAGTAAACCCCTTGCAAAAGGTACTACCTTTAGCGTGACCAATGAATATGCAGCGGAACTTATCCAGAAAGGGTACGCTGTAGAATTCGGGCAAGAGCCCACCCAGAAAGAAGATAAAAACAACAATAAAACCGAGGAATAATGGCCACGACTGGTATTATGAACGGCACGCTTTTGGGCGTGTATGTGGGCAGCACGCTTGTTGCTCACGCTACGGAAGGCTCTATCAGCCTTTCAATGGACACCCGCGACGCTACGACGAAAGACTCGTCTGGGTATCGTGATTTACTTGAAGGAACTCGCAGCGGCTCAATCTCTGTGAGCGCCCTTTATGCAGACGATGCCACCTATGGCGTTAATGCTTTGATGACTGCTTTCTCTAACCGCACCACCTTGACCGTCAAGTTTTCTACTGAGGTCTCTGGTGACGATTATTGGAGCGCAACCTGCTACTTGACTTCTTTGGAGGTAAGCGCCGCCACGGAAGACAACGCAACCTACTCTGCCTCTTTCGAGATTAGCGGAGCAGTAACATTCTCAACGGTAGCCTAATAACTCTCAACAATGACTAAGCACATCAATCTCGGGGGCGAAGATCGCCCAGTCAAATTCGGATTCGCTGCTCTTATGAACTTCACGGACATGAGCGGCTATAAGTTGAACGAACTCGACAAGCTCGGCGACAGCATGACGCTGACCGACGCTGTCAAGCTCATCTATTGCGGCCTCAAAAACGGGGCCCGCGTAGAGCGGCAAAAGTTCAACCATCAACTTGAAGATGTAGCCGACTGGCTGGACGAATCACCAACCGCCATCAACGAGGTGCTTGAGTTATTTGCGCAGAGTTTTAGCAACGAAGAACAGGGGGAGTAAAAGGCTCAAGCTCGGAAGGGCTTGGGCCTATCTCCTACGACTACTACCAAGAGCTCGCTCTGGGTATGTTAAAGATGGGCATAGGGGACTTCTACGACCTTACGCCCAGAGAACTACAGAACGCCATCAAGGGACATTTGGACTTTGAGGATTCTGTGCAACAGAACGAATGGGAGCGAACACGATGGCAGACCGCCGTGCTTGTGAACATACAAATGCCAAGAGGCAAGAGTATCAGTCCGCAGCAGCTCGTCGAGTTCCCATGGGAAAAGAAAAAGAGGCACATAGGGCCTAAACTCACACCCGAGCAAGTAAAAGAGAGACTCGCGAAATGGCAAAGAAAAGAATAGCGAATGTGAATGTCAGAGTCGGGGTAGACCTCCGACCTCTGGAACGCGGCTTGAAAGTTGCGCAGACAAAGCTGAAACGCTTTGGCTCAAGCATGAAGAGCATCGGCGGCGGCATCACTCGCAACTTCACGATGCCCTTCGCTCTCGCTGGAGGTGCAGGAATTAAGCTCGCCACCGATCTGAGCAGCTCATTCGCTAAGATTGAGAACCTCGTAGGCATCACAGGCCAGACGCTCCAAGACTTCAAGCAGGGCGTTCTGGATGTCTCACGCGCTACAGGCCAAACGCAGGCCGACCTTGCCGACGCTTTGTTCGTCATCACTTCTGCGGGTATTCGCGGCGCTGAGGCCATTGATGTCCTCACGATGTCAGCGAAGGCCTCAGAGATTGGACTCGGTGAGACCAAGGAAGTGGCTCGCGGCTTGACGGGTGTCCTCCAGGCATACGCTAAGGACGGACTCACGGCGGCAAGCGCTACGGACATTCTGACCTCTATCGTCCGAGAGGGTAACCTTGAGGCCTCAGACCTTGCTCCTACTCTCGGTCGAATCGTCGGTATCGCCTCACAGCTCGGCATCTCATTTGAAGAACTCGGTGCGAACATCGCAACCTTCACCCGCTTGGGTGTTCCTACCGAAGAGGCTGTCGTCGGTCTTCGTGGTGTCATGACCACATTCTTGCAGCCCACTACAGAGGCCGCTCAGATTCTTGACCAATTCGGCTACACAGCCGCAGACCTTAGAAAGAAACTCGGCACGCAGGGCCTGCAGGCAACGCTTGCTGAACTACTCACGGCCTTCGAGGGCAACGACGACGCACTCGCTTCGGTCTTTGGTAATGTACGAGCCCTGTCGAATGTCTTAGGCACGGCAGGGGCGCAGGGCGAAGCCTATGCGGACATCCTCAATAACATCCAGAACAGCACAGGTATCGTTGACAAGGGCTTCGAGAATGTCAGCCAGACGGCAGAAAAGAAGTTCAAGAAAGCGCTCAACGAGCTCATCAATGCGGGCATCGCTTTAGGCAACGCTCTGATGCCTGTCGCCATCAACATCGCCGCATTCATCGAGAAGATGGTGCACGGCTTCATGGCGCTGGACTCAAACACCAAGACGATGCTCGTGACGCTCGGCCTCTTGGTCGCAGCAGCGGGCCCCATCGCCACCGCCATCGGCGTGGTCGCAGGCGCTCTTGCTGTCCTTGTGTCGCCTGTTGGCCTTGTGGTCGCAGGTATCGCGGGAGTCATCGCGGCAATTATGTACTTCAAGGAGTCAGCCTCTAAGATCATCGCAGGCGTAGGCAACGCCTTCATCTGGCTCTACAACAAGATCGTCGGATTCGGCAACAGCGTGCGCAAGGTGTTCTCATACACCTTCACGCAGTTTATCCCGAACCTATTCAAGACCCTGCTCAAGGTAGTGACCACAACCTTCGGCGCTATCGGTCGGGCTATCTCTTTGGCGTTCTCTGGTCAGTTCGAAGCGGCAGGCGGTGTCATTGTCAGCCAATTCGAGCAGATGCAGAAAGACCTCGGAGAGCTCGGCGAGGACGCAGGCGCTGACTACGCCGACGCATGGGCCACGGGCTTCAAGGATGTCAAGCAGGAGTACATCGATGAGAAAGCCGTGCAAAGAGGCTTGGAGCAGATGCAAGACTTCGCAGTCCAAGCGGCCAACAAAGTCAAGAACTTCCTCGGCGTTGGGGCTATGACCCCTGTAGCAGGTGGTGCCTCTGCCGCTGCTCCTATCGCCGCCATCTCAGAGGCCGCCAAAGAGGCGAAGATTGACATCGACTTCCTCAACCTCGGACTCGAAGAGTTCACCGACAACCAGATGAAGGGCCTCGAAGATACGGTGCCCCTACTCAAAGACTATGCCGACACTTGGATGAGCATGGCGCAGACCATCAAGTACGCGCTTGAGGATGTCGCAGCCACAGCCATCATGTCACTCGGCGAGGCCTTGGTCTCTGGTAAGTTCGACACGAGGGCATTCGTCACCATGGTCATCGAGTCATTTGCTGGAATGGCAGAGCAACTCGGTCGCACGGCGATTGCCACGGGTCTCGCAGTTGAGGGTATCAAAAAGGCTCTGCAATCACTACAAGGCCCTGTCGCCATTGCTGCGGGTGTGGCCTTGCTTGCACTCGCTGGAGCCGCTCGTGCCTCAGTCGCTAAGCTCGCAGAGGGCGGCGGCGCTCCTGCACTCGCAAATGGAGGTCTTGCCTATGGCCCTACGATGGCTATGGTCGGGGACAACAGAGGCGCAAAGGTCGACCCCGAAGTCATCGCACCTCTGTCGAAGCTAAAGGACATGATTGGCGGCGGTCAGCAAGTTGTGGTCACGGGCCGCATTCAAGGCTCTGACATCCTCCTTTCACAAGAACGCGCAACGCGCCAACGCTCACGCTACAGAGGATACTAAGAGATGGCAGTAAGATTCAAGTCAGAGTTCACGAGCAACATAGGGGACTCCTACAAGATTGAGATACATGACAGCGAATGGCTCGGGGGCACCTATGACTTCGTCGTAGATTCCCGAGGCTTCGAGCTTGACTACTCTGGCGAGACCGACGACATCGTCAGCCCCGTCATTGGATCGCGTGCAATCATTGGCGCGTACTCCAACGACGGATTCTTCGAGACCTTCATCAACTCCCTCAAGGCGTACCAAGAGAATCGCTTCCGCGTGGTCATCTACAAGCAGACGACACAGGAGGCCATTGATGACTTTGTTGCTCGTGTGTTGGCTGATGGCGGCACCGTCGAAGCTACGGGCTGTCTGCGTGATGCGGTGACTGAACTGCTTCAAGGCGAGCGCTACTTTGACAACTCACCCATACAAGTCGCGGTCGGAGGTTACGAGGCCCGCGTGTTGGCTGATGGTGGAACCATCGAAGCAAAGGACTGCCTCACGACAGAGGTCACCTCCTTGCTCGGTCTTACCTCTGGAATCGTCTACCGACTCTTTTGGGCTGGCTGGATCGTTCAAGACCTCGTTCGTGTGGAGGATGCCTCTCAGCCCTACATCTATGAGATTGTCGCCACCGACGGACTCAATAGACTCGGAGGCATCAACTACACCGACAGCAACGCATTCACGCAGGGGGACTTCGGACTCACGCGCGTGACCGATGTGCTACTCAATGCGCTGGAGAACACAGGCATGACCGACCTCTGGGGAACGACTGAGACCTTCCTGGAGACTTCTACCGATTGGTGGGAGGCTAACCATACTTACTCAGCCACAGATGACCCCCTCTACCTTTCGGCTGTGGATGTCGGCCTGTTTACATCCCTCGACGATGACGGCAACAATGTCTACACCTCGAGCCTCGATGTCATTCGGCAGATTGCCACCCTCTTCGGCTCTCGCATCTTCCTAAGCGATGGCCGCTGGGTCTTTGAGCAGATAGGCAACCGAGCGACATCGACACGCTATGCCGTACAATACAGCAAGGGCGGCACAGAGGTCGGCACGCTGACCATTCAAGACGATGTGCCTTTGAACCAGACGCTCTTCGGCGCACGGCTTGCAGGCAACGAGTGGAACTTCCTACCTGCACTCAAGAAGGTACAGCTCACCTATGCGCAGCGCTTCCTTTCGCCTTGGTTCGGTGCCTACAAGTACACGGCAACAAGCAGCACCTTCGATGCTGGCTTCATCTCTGGAGGCTCGGGCGTTCAGTTTGCACTCTATGGCCCCGCTACTTACACGATTAAGAGCAGCACGGGCAGCGGAGCGAACGACATCTTCGCGCTGACGGCAGTCTACCGCGCTCAGATTCGGGTGAGTGACTCAGCGAACCCAGGCACCTACTACTATTACAACAGAGCCTTCAACGGCTACACGGCAACGCAAGCCTTCGGAACTCCTGCATGGACAACGACAGCGGGATACTACTATTTCGACCATGTGGCTCAGAGCGTTGGCGGCGGCGAAGCTACCCTCTACGACATCACAACCATCACCACGAGCGACCTCCCTGTCACGGGATCGCTGCGCGTGGTCGTTGAGCTTTACAACAAGTACAACCTACAGAGCGGCGCGGTCTATACTTTGGCAGCCCATCAGAGTGAGAGCTGGAACATCGTGTTCGCATTCTCTCGCGTTGACGATGGCCAAGAGCCTGCCAGCGGCGTGGTATACTCAAGCAACAACTCGTCGGCCTATGTGTCCTCGAATCTATCGCTTGACCTCGGCGAGCTTGTCATCGGTGACGGCGCAACGCAGACAGGTGACCTCGTGGTCTACAACGGCTCGAGCTGGGTCGCTGCCTCTCAATGGAGCAAAGGCTCGGCAGGCGGTGGCGTGCCCATCTTGAAGATGCTCACAAGCGAGGCGCTTGCACTTCACGCCTCACCCATACAACGCTATGAGGGTTCAATCCTCACCTCTGCCAACTTCGAGCAGCGCCTCACATTCTCTGGCGTTGCCTACTTGCGCATGGGCGGCACCTTCATGGCCAACGAGGACGAATGGACAGGGCCTCTGTTCGCGATCCAGAGAACACGCGGCACCATCACAGAGCTCGCAGAGCTTCCCCTTGACCGCACACCCTTAGAGGGTCGCAGTCTTGGCGCTAACCCAACGGGAGGCAAGAACGAGCTCAACGCTGGAAAGGTCGCAGGGATGTCTGTCGATGTGGCCAACCAAAAGGTCGGGCCTTATCAGCAAGTAGCTACAGGCGGAAAGGTCAACGGAACGCTTCAAGCAACGGGAGCGGCTACGATGTCTTCAACGCTCGATGTGTCGGGCAAGTCTACCTTCGCCGCCGATGCCGACTTTGAGGGATCGCATACGGCACTCATTCAAGATGTGGAGAACTCAGACGGCTCTGAGTACGATGTGCGCGACACGGACTTCATCGTGTTCAACAAGTGGGTCGGTGGCACAGGGCAGGCCTACATCAATCTGCCAGAGGTATCAGCATCTGAAGGTCGCATGATTCGCTTCAAGTCAGATGACACCATAGGCGCGAACACCTATGTCAC